AGCAAAACAGTCTGTTATTTTTTCTGTATAGTATGAGTCATAATTTCCATTCTCTATTATTATACTAAACATATAATCTCGTAGACCGTCTGCTTTGGTTAACCAAGGATTTTTAGGATCTACAACTGATCGTTTTGTGCCGTGCGCTCCACCAAAAACATCATATCCCGATTCTATTGCTTGTTTGGCTACAGTGTGTCTGTAAAGATGTCCCGTTGTGAATTGTTTGGGAGAACAGTGCATGGAACAGATTTTTGATTTAGTATATATTTTCCATTCATTTAAGGGTATCCACGGATAATTGCTTGCGTTGGGACAATAAACAAATCTGGAATCTAAATCCAGTAACCTTGAATCGTGTGTAAAAATTCTGTGATAATAATCAAATAAAATATTATATTTTTCTTTTACGAAATCTATCACATTCGGAATAATATCACTCGATTCACACAACCAACCAAATCTTTTTTCTTTTGCGAAACTCGATTCTGGTTCATAGAACATACCGTCATCAGTATGAACAAGATAATCTCCTTCTGTTAAACTCCATTCAAACTCAACCGGTTTGATATTGGAACAAGAAGAAAATTGTGCATCGAACGGGAGTCCGACTCCTTTAATTTTAGGTTTCATTGAATCTATTTCTTATTCATATTGATATTAATCTGGTCAGAAGACATTCCCATGTTTTCTAATCCTTTTCGTTTGGAATCGCCGTCTGCTATTCCCATTGTTATTCTGGGAGTTTCGTCGGCATTTAGTTTACTTCCAGGCCAAATTGCATATTCTCTGTTGAGACGATAGATTTTCATTTTATTGTAGTATTCTGGAATAACTGCAAACATCAATAATTCGTGGTCAAAAATAGGAGTGTTTGTTTCTTTGGTTTTATCTGCTACAGTAATCCAGTATTTCAAAAAATCAAGCATCACATCTGTATAATTGAAATAAATAGGAGATGCCTTTGGCATATTGACAGAACATTGATTGGGATAACGATGTTGATAGGCAAACGCCACATCAAAATCATCCAATTCATCAAAAATATTGAGTTCTTTGTGAATCAAAGAATCTACATCCATCCATAAAACAGGATGCTTTTTTTCTGTTAACAAGTCTAATATGAACTTGGGTTTGTTTAGACAATTCAAACGATAATCTTGTTTAGACTCTAGTTGTCTAATATCTGAAGGAATGTTTAATTCGTCGCAATTTTGTTTTAATCTACGACCATGATCACTATAGTATGTTTTATTATCTACATCTGCGTAGAAAGAAATTAGTTCTGTTTTCATAATATAAAAATATCAGTTATTTTCTGCCTATATGGTATTTAGGTATCAATTGCCAGTTTTGTTTGTCTTTATGAGGAATTATTTTTAATTTTGCCAAACTTATTTGAGGTTCTTTGTATTCTTCTTCATCTACTGGAACTACAAGTCCCCATTCAACCAATAATTTCACTATAGTGTTTCTTCTGCCAACATCTTCTTCGCTCAAATCACTGTTTAATCCGTCCATCAAAAACATTTCTTTGAAATGCATTATTGCGTATTTGCCTCGTTTGTGCAGAATATGACAACTTTGCCACAATTTTTTTTCTGTTCTGGAACTTACTCCGAGTCGGGTAAGAGTTTCTTTTACCTTGAGAAAGTCTTCTTTTGTTTTAAGAGCAATTTCCACACCCAAGCCGTCAAAAACGTCTTGGTCGTCTGATTCGTTTTTTTCCATAAATCTCCATAACTAATGATTACAACATCATTATTTGAAGTATTTATGGTTTTGTGGCTTTTGAACCTCCTTTTTTCAAAGAATTTTGTATTTTTTGTATTTCAGACTTCGAAAACAAAGACGCAACAGATTGTGCATGTCTCCGAGAATAACCATAATATTCCATAATGGTTTCCACATTCGGATCAATGTCAGGTTTGATCCATCGACTAAATCTTCTTTTTTTAGATAAACTTTCCAAATAATATTGATACTGTTGTGATTTGGTTAGGCCAGTTCGTGTATTCATTCTGTTACTGTGAAACAAGGTGTCTGGAAAATATGAAAGACACCTGTTAATAACATACGGAACGTATTCCGAATGAAGGCCTTCCTTCAATAAATCGATTTTGGAATGATTAATTGAAGTTAAAATATCACTTAAATTCACATGCCACCATCAATTCTATAAGAAAGGCCATTATATTTATTTCTTGATCTGCAACAAACGCAGACTTGTATTGGTAGTCTGCTAAGAGTGTTATTGCATTGGGAATGGTCTGTGGAACAAGAACGTCTTGTAGGGAATCGTAGACCCGCCTAAACAGTTCTGTGGGGTTCTCGTTGGAATTAAGGGCCACCCATTTTCGCACAGAATTGAAGTTTTTTTCACGTAAGGCCTGAAACAGGTCCTTGAGTTCTATTTCTTCAAGATTTGACAGTATTCCAGCGTCAATAGACCCAGAAACAGAGTATCTTTGGAGTTCATTGATGATTCTTCTGAAATCTGGAAAATGTTTCAATACTAATTGACTCAAAATAGCCTTATCGTATTGAATTTGTTCTGTTTTAAGAATAAACTCCAGTCTACGAAGAAATCTTTTTGCCACTTCAGGCTTTTCTGTTTTAGGTATAGTAAAGTCTATTCCGGTACATCGGGAATGGATAGGTTCAATAATCTTGGATTTATAGTTACAAGTCAATATAAATCTACAATTATTTGCAAATTCTTCTATTGCTCCTCGAAGTGCGGGTTGAATTGAGTTTGCATTGGAATAATCAAATTCATCCAGTATAACTACCTTTTTAGATTGGGTTAAACTTACAGTACTGGCAAATTGCCGGATTTTGGTTCGAAGAGTATCAATATTTCCGTCTTCAGAACAATTAATCATGATCCAATCAGATTGAGTTTCATTACAAAGGGCCTTTGCAACAGTTGTTTTTCCCACGCCTGCTGTTCCATAAAACAGCAAGTTTTGAGTTTCTTGTAATTTAACCATCTCCTGAAAAGTGGATTCCAAATTTTGTGGAAGAATGCAATCTTTTATGGTTTGTGGACGATAACGTTCCACCCAAAGAAAATCTGTTGAAGTTTTCATTTGATTATTCGAATCTGGAATTGGTTTCCATTGCAAACCAATACTTTACAGGAACAGTATCGTTTGTGAATTCTCCAACAACATTGGTAGAGAATTTCACGGTATAAGATCCCGGCAACATTCGAAGATTATCTATTTTGAAATTTAAAGTCATTTGTTCTTCGCCTTCGTAATCTTCTGCGATAAGAGTTTTATACGAATTCGAAGTCGGATCTGCAAGATCGCAAATTACCGCATAAATTTTCTGTGATTCGTTTTGAAACGAAATATCAGGCAATTGCATAACTGCAGCCGCCCGTTGTAAATCTGCAAATACCTTTTCTGTTAAGGTAACTTTTGCTGTTGTTTTAGGCATGTTTACATTTTTAGTGGGAACCGTGAGCAATTTAGGTTCGCTGTAATAGTAAACAATATTAGAGTTTGCACCGTCAGAAATTGTCACACTTTTCGATGCAAAGCTAAATGCAGGAGAATTAAATAAACTAATTACTCCTAGAAATTTTTGTAAATCCCAGATGCCAAATTCTACAGGAAAATCCTCAGATACTGTTGCTTCTGCCATTCCATTTTTTGATGGAGTAATAGTTTTTATAACATTTCCTGGCTTAATTAAAATATTTGAATTTAGACCAGAAAAATTCTTTAGTATTCCTAGAGTTTGTTTTGATATTGTAAATGTTTTCATTTTAGTAACCATAATTATCTCCTGCTGAATCATAATCCATATATGATCGCTTGTCAATATAATCTTGAACTTCTTTTCGGAAATTATTTTTTCCTTTATTTTTTTGAGATTTTTTATCTTTTCTGAATACTGATTTTGTTTTTTTAGATTTCCATGATTCGAAATCTTCAGAATAATCTGATCTCATTAAAAATCTCCTACACTTTCTAATAAATTATTGAGTTTGTGTGATATCATATAATCCAATAAACTGATTTTAGTTTGAACCGGCTTAGAATACGCTTCTAATATTTGGTTTTCTATTTCGTTGGGTATTTCACTAAGATCAATTAATGTTTTGTTTCTATTCCAGTTGTCTATCCATTCTGTTCCAGTAATGGATCCTAAATTGTCTGTTATTTCTTTTCTTTTTTGACGAGTTAATCGATTTTGACGTTTTCCTTCGGTAACAAAGGTATCACTGTCCGAAAGAATGTTAGGAATACCGTCGCCAGAATCTCCTTCTAGGATGTGATCGGTTAGATATTGTTTAGGAGATTCGCATTTGATAAAGTCCTTTTTGATTGTGCTATATTGTTCAACTTTTGGATAGATTTGAAGTTGTTGAAAATCATTATCATTCGAGACAATTAATATTGGTTCTGATTTATGATAATGTTTTGCAAGCACAGCAATAATATCATCTGCCTCTGCGTTGTTTATTTTAATATTTTTGTATGGAAGAACTTCTAATATTTCAGATCTCACGATAGACATATTTTCATATATTTCTGTCCAATTCAAACCAGACGTGTCTTGTTTTCGTTTTCTGTTTTGTTTATATTGTGGAAAAATTGTTTTTCTCCAAGAAGGACCACTGTCATTACAGACAACAATATTTCCATATTTGTTTCCAAATTTTTTATTGATAAATCTATAAGAATTGAATACTAAATGCCTGATGAAATCTGTATTCATTGTAGAATTCGATTTCATATTTTGAAATATGCTGGCGATTAATAATTGGCTATTGTCTACTAAAATCATGTCTAAATCATACCATAAAAATTTTAAAAGTCAACTAGATATCCAAATATAGTTGATTCCTGACTTTATCCATGTATATACTTGATTTGTTTCTGTGTTTTTCCAACGATCTCCTAGTAGTTTAATTCCACTAGGCGAACTAGAACTTTCTGAATATACATTTTCTACTGATTCTTCTTTCCAATACTGTGAATTTTTTGGTTCCGGGACAACGGACCAATTAAATTTACTCAAATCGGATATTGGGTATATGAATTTAAAAACTTTATCCTCGTATACTACATATTGATTTTTTT